CCGGTACTTCTCCACGTTGCGCTCACCCTGCATAAATAACTGCAACTCGCTGCGGAGCTTCTTGCGGGCGATATTATGCCCCTCGAATATGTCAAGCAGGTCCGCCGGTGTCAGTGACAGCTGCTCGTTCAGAAGGTATTGTATATTTCCCTTCTTGTTGGTCTGTGTTTTTCCCGTGGCAAGAATCTTGTCCAGGATACGGTAATACTTGTTCATAGCCATTTCCTCCTTCTAAATTTGAAACACCCTAAAGATAAGGGGAAACGGCACTCCCTACGACATAAAACAACCCGTTCACACTGCAAGCGTCTTGCAGTCGCTCTGGAATCGTTTCACCAAGGCATAAACCTTACGTTCGCTCACCGAATACTTTTCGGACAATACGGCCACAGCATACGAGACTTTTTCACCTTGATCGAGTAGGCGGGTATAGTCCGCGTACAGGTCGATATACCGGGCATCTTCCAGACGGATGCCGGCCGCCTGAAGCCTTTTCAACAGCTCCCGGTTAAAGTTTAATATCTCAATCACTTTCATACAACAAAAAAATTATATCTTTGCATCGCCAATCATTTTTTAGACAACAAAAAAAACGTCAAACCGTGACAGAGGGTATTTGCCCCCGGTCGCGCGGTTTGGCGTTTCATGTTTATAAAAGTGATTGGCGTTACTTTTTAACAGGCCGGGGGCTTTTTTCTTATCCTCCCCCGAAGGATTTATTCCACCCGGTACTTCTCCGGATCAAAAGCGTCTTTCTTCCTCCAGCCGTCAGACAGCGTGTCCTGAACATGCTTCATGGCTTTCGTGTAGAAATCGGTCAGTTCCTCCAGTGTGACGAACTCCCGATATTGGGGAACCTCATCCGTACCGAACTTGAATGTCACGGGAAGCGTAGCACCACCAGTCTGTACGGCCAGATCATACGCTGCCTTATAATTGAACTGGTTTTCACTTGACAGCCATACCGGCATACCTTCATAGAGAAAACCGGAAAGTATCTCACGGTCAATTTGCTCATTACACCAGTCTGTAATGACGGACTTTATAGTATCCATGTGAGGTCTGCCGACAAAGCCTTCCTCCATGTAGGAGGCGGATCCGTCCTCACGTTCCTGTACATCCCAGCGGATGCGCCATCTGTTGCGTGCCGGGCTCACGCACTCGATCAGTTTTATCCCGGATGTTCCTTCTACCCGTTTCATGTAAATATGTATTTAGTTCGACCCTTGCCGAAGGTTTCCGTCTTGATGGTGGTCTCGAACGGGAAGCCGTCGGGCATATCCTTCACTTGCAAGAGGATGTTCTTCATCTCCTCGCTGTTGGTAAAGAACTTTTTCGGTTCACCGTTCATCTCAATGGCCACGATACAGCGGTCCTCGCCCTGTTCGGTCTTGATGCCCGTCTCGAAGTCCTTCACCACAATCGGTAAGTTCACCAGCTCCCGGATGCTTACCACCCCGGGAAAACGTTTCTTGCCGTCCTCCGGCTTGTAGGAAACGTTCAAGTCTTTAAATGATCTCATGTCTTTGCCTGTTAATTTTTTAAACAACGTATGACAGTCGGCGTGCTTGGCCATCCCGTAGAACGACGCTATCAGCTCACGCCTCCTCCTTCTCGATTTTACCTCGTGCATTTTTCGGGCGAACTTCTGCTTGATGCGCTTGCGAAGGCGGACATGGTCCGCACCGAAAGTCACATACCCCAGAAAGTCGATGCCCTCGCCCGGCGGGAACACGCGCTCGTTCCCCTTCACCAGGAGACCGGCACACTCCATGCGCCCGTGGACGGCATCACGAATCTTCCACAGTTCCGCTTTCGTTTTACCCAGTACGACGCCGTCATCACAATAGCGGTAGAAATGACGCACGGCATACCTGTCCTTCAGATAATGGTCCAGATACACAGACAAAAGCAAATTGCCCAGCCCCTGCGAGCTGCGCAGGCCGATACTCAGACCTTCAGGCATCAGGCGGATAAAGCTCTCCAGCATGGTCACGAGCTTTGCGTCCTTGAACACCCGGCTGACGCAATACATCACAAAATCCTGCTTCACGCTCTCGTAGAATTTGGTGATGTCAAACTTGTAACAGTAACGTGTACCATCAGGGTCTTCGGCCATGTCACGGCGGACATACGCCAGGAGGTCGTGCATCCCCCGTCTCTTGATACTGGCGGAGGTGGTACGGATGAAACGTTTCCGCAGATGGCGGTCCACCACCGCCATGATGGCATGCACGGCGATGCGGTCCTTCATCGGGATCACCTGAATGCGGCGTAGCTTGCCGCCCTCGATGA